TCTGCATAAGTAAAGAACGCTTTAATTCGGGTAACTTTGCCCATAAAGATTAAAGCGTATGCAAACAGAAAAGATGAAGGTGTTGCTCTACCTCAAAAAGAGCGGTATGGACAAGTCGGGTAAGGCTCCCATCATGGGACGTATCACGCTTGGAAGGAGTATTGCGCAGTTCAGCTGCAAACTATCCTGTAACTCTGATTTGTGGAATCCCCGTGAAAGTAGAATGGGCGGAAAGAGCCGTGAGGCGGTGGAAGTGAACGGCAGATTGGAAAGCCTTCTGCTATCCGTCCAAGCAGCCTATCAATCTCTGCTATCCAAAGGTTGCCCATTTGATGCAACTGATATAAAAGAGGAATTTCAAGGAAGCGTTCAATCTAAATGTATGCTTATTGAAAGACTGGATAGGCTCATCAAAGAGAAAGAAAACCATATCGGCATTGACATCAAGGAGGGAAGTATATTTGGCTACTATTCCACTCGTACCCATTTGCAGAACTTTATAAAAAGGAAGTATAATATTTCTGATTTGGCATTTTCACAGCTTACTGAGCAGTTCATCTACGACTTCCAACAATACTTTATGGGTATTTGTGGGTTTCAGGAAAGTACGTTCTATAATGCCGCTACCCATCTGAAAACGGTGTGCAGATTGGCTTATCGTGAAGGATTAGCCGATATTTTATTGTTTGACAAAGTCAAGGTAAGCAAAGGCGATAAGAAACTACCCAAAGCTCTTGACAGGTGTTCGCTTGACAAACTAATGAACATACAGTTTGGAGAGTTGGAGGAGGAAATGGAAACCGCAAGGGACTTGTTTGTCTTTCCCTGCCATACGGGTGCAGCCTATTGTGATTTGATGGAACTAAGTAAGGTACATCTTATGCGTGATGACAAGGGAAGCCTTTGGCTGAAGTTCAACAGGCAGAAGACAGGAGTACTTTGCCGTATCAAGTTGTTGCCCGAAGCTATCAGGATAATAGAGAAGTACAAGAGCAATGAAAGGGAAAGCCTATTGCCACAGATGAAATATGCCACCTATCAATCGTATCTTAAAGCATTGCGCCTAAGAGCAGGCATAGCCTTTCCCTTTACCACGCATACGGCAAGACATACCTTTGCCACGCTCATCACACTTGAGCAGGGAGTGCCGATAGAAACGGTGAGCAAGATGTTGGGGCATAGCAACGTGAGTATGACCGAACGGTATGCAAAGGTTACACCACAGAAACTGTTTTTGGAGTTTGAGCGTTTCCTTTCTTTCACGGAGGATATGCAGATGAGTATTTAGCAATAGTAGTATTAAAACTAAAATCATGATTAGAAGTACATTCAAGACACTGTTTTATATCAACAGACAAAAGACCAAAGCAAATGGTCTGACCTCCATACTCTGCCGTATCACGATAGATGGCAAGAACTCTGTCATTACTACAAACGAAGAATGTAAGCCTGCGGAGTGGAATGCCAAGCAAGGAATAACTACAGATAAGAAAACAAACCTTCGCCTGCAAGCATTCAGAGAACAAGTAGAAAAGACCTATCAGGAACTGCTCCTAAAAGACGGAGTGGTAAGTGCTGAACTGCTTAAAAACAGATTGCAAGGCATAGCCACCTCACCCTCAACTCTATTAGGACTTGGTAGAGCAGAACTGCAAATGGTAAAGGACGGTATAGGCAAGTCAAAGGCAGAAGGTACATACACTAACCTTTGCTATGCTAACAGGATGCTGTGCGAGTTTATAAAGGACTTAGGTAGTACGGATATAGAAATCCGAAGTATAACGGAGGAACTGTTTGAAGAATACCGCTTCTTTCTTAAAAAGAAAGGGTTGAAAGGTTCTTCTATCAACAATTATCTTTGTTGGCTGAGCCGTTTGATGTTCCGTGCGGTAAGCCAGCGCATCATTCGTTATAATCCATTTGAGCATGCAGAATATGAAAAGGTGGAAAAGGCTATCCGCTTTCTTAGTAAGAGTGATGTGAAAAAACTGATGGCTATGAAGATATGTGATAGTGATGCCGAGCTTGCCAGACAGATGTTTATCTTCTCCTGCTTCACAGGTTTAGCCATTACGGATATGGAACACTTGACGTTTGGGCATATCAAGAGCGCAGCGGACGGACAGATGTATATAAGAAAGGAACGTCAGAAAACAAAAGTAGAATTTATAGTGCCGTTACATCCCATAGCCAAGACGATTATTGAGCAGCAAAGGCAACTAAAAGCGGTGAAAGAAGAAGGCAATAACACGGATATGGATAATCGCTTTATTTTTCAACCTTATTGCAGCAGAAGTGTGTTAGCAGCGAAGTTGAGCATCGTAGGCAAGGCTTGTGGTATCAAGCAACGTCTGTCCTATCACATGGCAAGGCATACCTTCGGAACGATGTGTCTAAGTGCAGGTATTCCCATAGAAAGCATCGCCAAGATGATGGGACACACATCAATTGCAAGTACACAGATTTATGCACAGGTAACGGACTGCAAGATTTCCGAGGACATGGACAAACTCATCGCCAAACATCAGGAAAAGAACAAAGAGGATGATAAGGTAATGGTAAAGGAAACTATTACCATAGGGACAATGGCTATTGCCAACACAGGCAGAAACAAAAGCATGGAGGAAACGGCATGAATACGGAAGATGGAATAAAGACCAAGGCTGAAATCCGTCTGGACACGGGGCGCAGCTACTTCGAGTGGGGAAATGGTATGCAGGTTATCCGCATGGGAAAAGGCGAAGTAGCCATGACCGAGGGCGAGCTTGCAAGGTTCTTCAGAGTTATATGGAGAAAAGTCAATGGCAGACTTCGGACGATAACCGAAGAATCCGTCCTGCATCCAGAAGAAAGGGGCGCAGACGAAAGGAAAATAGTCACGGATAAGGAGGTAAGGGGCTACGCACCGCTCTACCCATTACCTACAATTATCGCCCTTTCCTTCTTGCTTGACAGCGTAGAAGTCCATCTGTTCAGAAAGCATGTGTGCAGTGAGTTGATGCGTCCAAGGAACTCTGTCATTCCTATCATCATATATGACAGGGGTGTCAATAGCTGAATATGTACCAATCCTTTTTCTTTCACTGTTATCTTACTACATCACTACAATACAAAATAATACGGTGAAAGAGAAAGGATTACGTTGTAGTTGGTAGATGACTATATGTGCACCTACGGTATGACTACATACTACCGATCCATGAACGGAAAGGATATGTTTTTTAGCCGTGGAATGCGGTCAGAGAGGTTTATGAACCTTCAGATATTTCAATCTATAAAATGGAGGAAACGGCATGAATACAAAAAACAAATCACAGATAGAAGTAAAATCCATTCAATACAAAGAGCGCAGTTATTATGAATGGGGCAGCAATATGCAAATAGTCCGCAAAGGAAATGGAGAAATTGCCATGACTGAGGGCGAACTTGCGAGGTTCTTCGGTGTAACGTGGAGGAAACTCAATAATAGACTTCAAGAGATAATTCACAATCCCAACCTGTACCCTGATGAAAGGAGTGCAGGTGAGAGGGTAATAGTCAGAGATAACGAGTTGGTAGGCTATGTACCGCTTTACCCCCTCCCAATCATCATTGCCTTGTCCTTTCAGTTGGATAGCACAGAAGCCCATTTCTTCAGAAAGTATATCATCCATGAGCTACAACGACCGTCCGCAACCATAACACCGATATTCCTTTTTGGAAGTACACACCATTAAATTATCTCTATCCTTTTCTTTCACCGATATTATCCTACTACATAACTACAAAAGGGATAAAACAGTGAAAGAAAAAGGATTATGTTGTATTTGGTAGTTGTTTATATGTACTACTACGATATGACTACATACTACCTATCCATGAACGGAAAGGAAACGCTTTCTTTAATAGTGGAATAAAGTCAAAACTATGGTATACCCCTCGGGCATGAAGAGAAAGAAACTGAACTTATCAAGTTTGCCGATAACTTTGAAGTACGGTGGAATGCAAGGCAAAATAGCTGAGTCCACTTTTAAAAGTCAAAGAACTCGATTTTTAAGTTCGCAACCCACCGATTATCAGTAGGAGATTTTTGGAGAAATCATTTTTTTAAGTGGACGCATAACCTTGATAATAGTGAACGAATCAGAGAAATTTATTTAGATAATAGGCATGCCATATTTGTTTTGAAGTTGGGAGTATCTTCTTTACTGGGCAGATGACGTTTAAGTAATAAAAATATTTATTAGGAATTATTCGTGCGTCATAGCGTATCTTTGCAACTAAGTTCAAAAGTTATTTCGTATCTTTGTTGCCAAATATGAAATTGATAGCATACATACTGAGCATTTACGTCTTTTTGTTGGCAGTGATTCCCTGTCAATGCAAGGAAGTTGTGTATGCACAAATTCAACATACAGAATCTGTGGCAGAATTCCATTCTGTCAACAATTACGAGAGCGGCATGCAGAAGTTTGATGCTGGTATGTGTTCACCTTTCTGTGCAGATGCCAGAGTGCATGCTTTCACCTTATACGTAACTAACGATTTTTTCCAACTATCCAAATTTGCGGCTATTGCAACAAACCCGCAAATAGTTCATTATGAAGCTGTTCTTCTGCAGGCGTATACTGCGGGCGTATGGCGTCCACCTATAGCTTGATGTTTTATCCTTGTTCTTTTTTGATAAAACATTAATAGCTAATTCATTATGTTTGAAAAAATCATCAATTTTTCCATACGGAACAAATTGGTGATTGGTATTATGACATTGCTTCTTATAGTATGGGGAGCCGTGTCACTGAGCCAATTGCCATTTGATTCCACACCTGATATTACCAACAATCAGGTACAAGT